CGGAAGTTTCGGATCACGGCTAACGGCAGATGCCCGTCGGTCAGATGCTTGTTCGCCCACATCAGCCCGACCGCATAGAACCCGAGGGCGATGGCGGGGCCGTTCTTCCCGATCAGTTCGCCCGCGGAGAAGATCTTCTGGTGGTCGATCAGTTCATCATCCAGTCGGGCCCACACTGCTCCTCCCCTCCCCTGCGATCTGATCCGGCGCGTCGTCCTGCGAGTAGAAAAAACGGCGGCGAAGTCAGTGCGGAGATCTGACTGTTCGGGTTGTGGCGCAACCCTAGCCGCCGAAAGCCAATCCTCAGCCTTCCTTACTCGGTTCCCATGTGTGACTACACCACGTACAGAGGCGCTTCACGATCCCGTGCGCCGTGAACTCCATGACGCCGCGCTGGGCACACGCCGGACACTGTGCCCTCGTCAACGCCGCACGCTCTGACAGAGACTTCGGGAGTTTCATCATCGCCCGCTTCCCCGCGCGCTTGAGGCCCATCTTCTCGTTGATGGAGGTCACGCCTCGTGCTCCCACTGGCCGGCGAGGACGAGACAGACAAACGCATCACTCAGCGTCGCGGTCTCGTCGGCTTCGCTCGGCGCGACTTCGGCCGCCCACACGAATTCGATCGCCGCATCGGTGTACTGACCCGCGTTGCGGTACAAGCGCGCGATCCGGACCGTGTCGACGTAGGACTGCGACCAGACGCGCGGCATGGCTACGATCTCGGGAGGCCGTGCGTACCGTCGGCGAAATGCGCGGCGGTCTGTGCGATCGATTGTTTCCAGACACTCCGCCAATCCTGATCCGGACTGAGTTGTCCGTCCACAATCGCGCGCACCGCGAGTTCGAGGATCTGATCCGCCACCGCATCGTCGGCGGCCGTGAATTGCTCCACCACATCGACGGGCGTGAGGAATTTGACGGTCCAGCCCGGACCGACGTCGAGCGAGGGCGGCAATGGTTCTTCAGGATTGAGCGACAAGATCAGGAATTCATGTGTCGCGCCCGGCTTTGTGATCGTCGGCGGCTTCACGTTCGCGATCGGTCGTAAATGAATGACGCTGACGGCGTAGTGATTCCACAGGGGATGCGCGCCGCGCGCATGAACGAGAAAGCCGCCCACCGTCCCATCGGAATCCGCCTTTCCGCGCTGCCCGATCGGGGCTAAGCGCAGCCGCCACGCCTCACCCGCGACGCCCGCGTACGTCGGCGGTTCGGAGATGCGCGTGCCTTGGTAGTTAAACGCCATGACTTAAACGTCCGGATGCTCCGAGAACGTGAGCGGCTGATCGGCGTTGAGATAGATCCGGCCATCGATCGTGAAGGTCTGCGCGGTGTCGCGCACGACGCGGATCGTGCCCACTTTGAAGCGCGCGTGACATTTCAAATGCACCAAGATCCGATTGCGGGGATCGAAGCGGACCCGGCGATCGGCGCGCGGCGCGAGGTGATGCGTTTCCCCGCGGAGCGGTTCGAAACGGAGCGTGCGGGTGACCTTCGTGCCGCAGACCCGACAGGTCCCCGCATCCCGGCGCCACACCGTGGTCGTACAGGCCACTTCCCGGCGTCGGTCGTCGGCGTCGTGGGCGGTGCGCTGCTCCAGGCGCGTCGCGCCTTTCCCGTTGCGGCGCTTGGTCCGCGCGGCCTGGTCGAGCGTGGGGAGATCATCGAAGTCGCTCATGATCAGAACGGGATATCGTCGTCAAAATCCGCGCGCGTCGTTGTCGTCACTGGTTCGCCGTGGCCGACATCTTCATCGCGCACATGCTGCGTCGTGGGTTTGCGCTCCCCGCCGCCGAGGAGCACGATCCGATCGGCGCGGATCTCGGTCGTCTTCCGTTTCACGCCCTCCTTGTCGGTGTACTCGCTGGATTGGAGTTTCCCTTCGACGTAGACCTGCTTGCCGCGCGTCAGATATTCCGCAAGCGCGTCGGCCGTTTTCCCCCACAGCGTGATCCGGTGCCATTCGGTGCGCTCTTGCGGGTTCCCACTCTTGTCGGTCCACGCTTCCGAGGTCGCGATCGAGAAGTGGGCGACGGCGGTCCCGCCCGCGGTCCATTTCAACTCGGCGTCGCGGCCCAAATTCCCGATCAACAGCACCTTATTCAGGCTGCCCATGTCGCGCTCGCTTGCCGCGATTGGAGAACGCTCTCTAACCCTTTCGCCCGCACGTAGGTCACAAACCGATCGACGAGGTCACAACAGTCCGCGTGCAGGTCCGCGTACGGATAGAGGTCGAACGAGTCGATCCCGCGCAGGGTCACCACGGTGTTGCCGTGGTCGTCCAAGCTGAAGACGTGATACGTGATCCGCGTCGGTTCGAAGAGATCGGCCATGAACCGCCACTGACACGACGCCGCGTACTTCTCGAAGTTGAAGGTCGACAGCGTCGTTTTGAATTCCGAGAGGTGCGCGCCGAGCAAGTGATCGGCCTTCGCGACAACGTCGTGCGGGCCGTAGGCTTTCACGGCTTTCGCTTCGAACACCCCGCGGCGATCGATCCGCAAGAGCGGCTCCCGCAGGGTCGCGTCGTCGAAGCTGTACCCATTGCACCGGTACCCGCCCGGCACGCGGTAGGTGTCCGGCGTTTCCAAGATCAACCCGAACGCCTTCCCGAGCTCCACGGCGGGGGTCGGGACGAACTCGCCCTTGATCGTGGCGATCAAGTCCGCTTCACTCATCCAGTCCTGCTCGGGATCGCAGAACAGCCGAAAACTTTCGAGCGTCGTCGTCGAGATCCGCATCGGCCCCTCCCCGCGTCGGTTACGCGGTCGCCTGCGCGACGGCGGTCGGCCGCGCGTTGGTCGGTTCCTTGAAGCCGCCCTTCTCGTCGCCGCGCGTGAGCGTCGGATCCCAGAGGAGTTGCAGGAACCGCGCGCGGTCCATGAGGAGTTTCTTGACCTGCGGCGCGGCCACGGCCGGCAGTTTCTGGATCGGGCTGATGGCCCGGTTTACTTCCTCGACCGTCGTGAAGGTGTCGATCTGCTCGCGCCACTCGTAGACCTGCTGCGCCACTTTCGCGCTCGCGTCACTGATCGACCCGAGCGCCGCGCGGCCTTGGACGAAGAGATCGGCCATGAACGCCGACGCCTTCTCGACCGGCGGAATTAAGAGCGGCTTCCAGCCGGCGGGATTTTTCCCCAGCCAGCGGTCGGTCGGATTGAAATCGATCACCCGATCCTTGCCGCGCATGTAGACGAAGCCGACAAAATCGGCCGTCTTCATCACCTCGCCAAACGATCCCCCCGTGATGTCGGGCCGGACGATCGTCGTGTCGCCGTCTTTGTCTTCCTTCTGATGCGCGATCAGGGCGACGTCTTTGCCAAGCGTGCGGAGTTGCGTCATCCAGGTCCGGAAGCGCACCTTCAAGACGCCCCAGCCCTGCTGCGTGAGGTTGCCGTCGCGCGCGTACTTCGGGCTCTGCTCGATGATGTCGGCGGTCAAGAGATCCAAACAGCGCCCCACCGTGTCGACGACGATCGTCCGGTAGGGATCGAGCGCGGTGGACGACGCCATGAGGTCATTGACGTCGGCCCAGGTCGCGATCAGGAGCGTGTCGCGGCGATGACTGGCCCGGTGCGCGCCGCTGTCGAAGTCGAGGAGTAAGGGATCGGTCGTCGAGTAGCCGAGCGAGCTTTTCCCGATGCCCGGCTGGCCGAACCAGCAAAAGACGGGATGCTCCACGGCAATCGGATCGGTGGCTTTGATGATGTGCATGATGACCTAGGCTCCTTCGGGGCGCGTGTGATCAGGGGTGAAGGCGACCGCGAGCCGGACCGCGGGCGTGAATGTCGTCGATTTCTCGTTTACACTGGGAGTCGCGGCCATGTCTGCGGCACTCCTAAGATGCCGTGGGGTGGTACTGAGGCCCTCCGTTTGCCATTTGGCGGAGGGCCTTTCTTCGTTAGTCGCTTGTCTTCGGCCCGGCGCTATCGCCCGTCGTCGCGTCGCCGTTCCCGTCCTCGTCCTCGCCGCCTTCGATCTCGTCCGCGATCCCGTTCTCATCTTCGAAGTCGTCGTCGTCGGGTTCGAGATCGTCTTCGGTCCAGTCGTATTGATCCTGCGCGCCGATCTGATCAACGAAGGTGCGGCGCATCAGTCGTCCGCCTTCAAGGCGGCAAGCGACGCCATCTCTGCGTCATCGATCCGCTTGCACGCGGGACACGTCGGATCGCCGTCGATCGCGAACCGCTCGGCGGGGACCAGGGCCCCACAGAGCGCGCGGTACGTGCGCCACTCGCGCTCGATGATCTCCGCACTACACGGCACGACATGCGTCAGTTGTTGGTCCACGATCCCCCTCGTTGTGTGCGAATGAGCCGCGCTTGCAAGTCGTCAAGGGCGCGGCGTCGGGCGGTCTGAGGGTCAGATCCCAGCCCGGCGTCGTCGCCCCGCAGGTCGGACAGCGGAGCGCGATCGTCCGGGGTTCGAGGACGAGCGTCCAGGCGTGCCGATGCGTGACGGCGGCGACTCGCGTCAAAAGCCAGGAGCGCCAGGAGCGTGACGACGCCGATGATGAGGGCAACACTAGTGGCGGCGAGGATCGCGAGGAGATCCATGTCACCGGCCCTGCGCTTTCGCCATGCGGAGCGTGGAAGTACTCGCGCGCGTCATCTCGAGCGCACTGTCATGCCCGCGCAGCCACGCGTCGAGCTCGCGCGTATCGAACAGCAACCGCCCGCCGCGGCGCAGGTACGGCAGGCGCCGCTCGTTGATCAAGTAGTAGAGCGAGGACGAGGAGGTGAGGCGCAGATACGCCATCGCTTCACGCGAATTCAAGTACGGGCTGATCGTCGGATCAACTTTCATGATGCCGACACCTCCGTGGCGCTTCGTCGTCGCCGAGCCGATCGCTTCGCGGGCGGCGCGTCGTGGATCGACGCCAGAAACTTTTCAAT